TAACTTCTTCTTCACCGAAAGTTAATTCCTTATCAGTAATATTTTCATCACCACTATCACTATTATTCTTATACTCTTCAAGTTTTTTCAACAAATCTTTTAAATCTGTTTTCTTGTATTCATCAAGTTCATTCTCACTAATAATACCATTATGAACACAACAGAAAGTACTTTCTCTCATAATATTCCATGGACTTGGAAGTTGGTTCTTCGTACTCTTGATTTTAGTGATAATACCATAATTAACAGTTTCGCCTTTATAAGTACAAGTTAAGCGTTTTGTAGCTGCCTTGGCAACACCACCAACATGAAGAATGAGTCGTGCGCCATACACGAATGTCTTACCACCCTTAAACTCTATTGATGCAGCACCACCCATTGAGTTCATTGAATCATTCCATATCTTATTTACACAGAACATTGTATTTGTAAATTCACATCCAACACTCTTAGAAGCTGGTATTCTGTTATTAATAATGTTACTAAATGCTTGTGAAATCGCACCTGCATCAAACATATTATTACCACTCTTACTTGCATAAGACTTGAATGAACCAATTGAGCCAATTGAATCCCAAATGAAACAAATAGGCATTTGTAGTTTACCTTCGTCCTGTTTATCAAGCAAGTCGTTGATGATATAAGATATATCCTCTAATACAGCTTGTTTACGTTTAGTCTTTGTTTGCTTACCAGTAGAATAATCATTCATTCCACACTTTTCAGCTAAAATAACACTATTATAGTAAAGGAATAAACCACGATAATCCACTATACCATTTGTTACCTCACCCGTTTCTGGGTCAACAACATCACCATAAACTTCCTCAAACTCCATTCCGCAATCCTTAGCATAACTAAAGTCAAAGTTATTTTCGGTATCAAAAATAACAGGTAAGATACCTTGTCTTTGACAAGCAGCTACAATACAATTCACTAAAGTTGATTTACCTGTATTGGACCAACCTCCCACAATGCTTAGATATCCAAGAGGAATGCCTGGTAATTGTGTAGCTTCCTCAAATGCCTTTGGAAGAATAATAAAATCCATAGGTTTCTCTGCACTTGATTCTCTTGATGCTTTAATTTCATCATTAAATCCTGCAATTGCTCTAATATCATTAACTGAAGGTTTTGCGAAACTCTTTTTCTTAATAGCTTGTCTCATTTTCTAAAAACTTTTTTTTAATATATTTTTTCCAACACTTTCTACATAACGGTTTATACAAATCATTACCACCAACAAGTATTTGAGAGCCTTCGGTAATAATTTTATTATGTTCGTCAAATCGTGCATTTATCGAAGCTTTACCGCCACATTCGCAATAAGATTTAACTTCCTCAATCTCATCCGCAAGTTCAAATAGTCTTTTTGAACCACTAAAACTATGAGATAAAAAGTCAGTTCTTAATCCAAAACAATAAACATTAATATCTAGGAAATCTACAACATCACTTAACTGAGTTACTTGTTCTTCTGTTAAGAACTGAGCTTCATCAATAAGAACCCATTCTAAACTACTAAAATGAGTCTTCATCACGTTGTCTATTTCTTTAATCTTCTCATATAGATTCACATTAACTTCTATTGATACACATTCTTTCGATAAGCCAGCACGTGATGTGACTTTATCTTTTCCATCTCTTGTATCTATAGATGGTTTGAGAATTATAAGAGGAATACTTTTTTCTTCTAAATTATGAGCGAGGGCAAGCAATCTAAGTGTTTTAGAGCTTCCCATCGCACCATAAGAATAATATAACTTTGCCAAAATATTTAGATTTTAGAAAGGTAAATCATTTTCATCATCTTCTGTAATAATACCATTAGGTACATCAGAATTATCAGATGAATTTGTCATATCTGACGATGGCTCTTGTTCAGATGAAGATGGCATACTCTCAAATTTACTACTTGTATCTGGCATCAAATTGGCTTGTTCGTTTTGATGCTTCTTTTCTTCGTCTATTTTTTCTTTAACATACTTGTCGACGTATTGTTGAGAATCTTTATCATAAAAAGGAACACCACCCTCTACTAGGATACGCATATACTCAGGAGCTTTAGCAGGGAATACATCTGACCATTTCTTTGGGTCATTAATCCATGCCATACCTTTTTCTAAATCATCAGTTAATGGGCTTGGAAAGCCTTCATCAACAACTTTGTATGTTGTCTTTCCATCTTCCCCTCTTGTAATTGTGATTATAAAATCTTCTCCGTTATTCAAATCAAAGATATTATAATCATTGCCTTTCTTCTTACCAGATTTGTTTCTAATTTCATAGAGATTCATCATATGGTCATATATACCCTGCTGCTTACTAGAACTATTAAACAACCAGAATTTAACGCCATCTTCTTCGTGGTCTCTATCAATACATCTTACCACCCATGCCTGCTTTGGCTTATTTGCGAAAGCAACTTCACCAAGCTTCTTCTTCTGAACGGCATCAGTAGTCGCCTTTTGTAATTCCTGTGCATGGCGAGATACCATACAAATAGGGCATTCACATTTTTCTTCATTTTTTTCTAAACACGGCATCATCTTCCATCCGCTATTAGACACTTCTTTGTTGACACGGATTGAGTGAACCCATACTTTTTTAAAAGGAGAACCCCCTTCTGGAGAAAAAGGTAACAAACGGATAGTTAAAGTCTTTTCGTTAACACCTTCTTCAAGACGTGCTTGTAAATAATTCTTAGTGTCAAAGGTGGACTTAGTTTTCTTGTTTTGAGAAGACTCAATAACTTCATTGTGTTGTTTTACAACGTCATCAGAATTGATGTTTACATTAAATTT